TTGCGGGGGCTGTCAGTATCATAGTTTTCCATATTCGGCTGAAATACCAGTCTTAATAAATGGGAAGCGAGAAAAAAGAACTTTTAGATGCAAAGAAGATGTTTTGGCTGTTGTTGATTTAATAATAGCTGAAACTAAAGAGTTTAATGAAAGTCAGGGTAAAGAGTTTGATGTAGCTCGCTCTGTTTCTGCTCAGATGCCTTTCTTTGCTTGTAATAACATATTTTTTGACAAAAGCATACAAAAAGATATACAAAGGTATATTTACTGTGAAAAGTTCGGAATACCGCCATATAAAGGCTCTTATGGTGAGCAACCTGCTAAATGGGTTTTAAGAGCATTTGCAATAAAAAGTGCTTTAGCTAAGAAAGAAAAAAAGGAATTAGAGAATGTCAGAAAAAATACTAATACAGTTTAAAGCTTCGGGGGATGCAAGACTTCGAGCGTCGATGATTAAATTGGCAGCATCGCAAGCTCTGCTAGAAAAAAATACCAAACAATTTAGAAAATCATTAAGTGACCTAACTAAAGGTTTTCAAACTCACGAAAGAAGACTAAGAAATACATCAGGAGCATTTTCAACCTTACGTTCACAAATGCTTTTATTCTCTTTTGCTATGTCTCTTGGTGGCAGGCAACTTGTTAAATTTGCTAAGGACGCTGCTGTTATGGACCAAATGGAAATTGCTTTTACGTCTTTAACAGGTGGAGCGGAAAATGCAACTTTTGCTATGGAAAAATTAAGAGTTGCTACAGATGGCACTATGTCTAATTTTGATTTATTCCAACAAGCAAATAATGCTATGGTTCTTGGAATTACTAAAAATTCAGATGAAATGGCTAGCATGTTTGATATGGCTCAAAGGCTAGGTAAAGCCCTTGGAGTCGATACTAGAAGGGCTGTTGAATCTCTTGTTACTGGTATTGGTCGTCAATCAAGGCTTATGTTGGATAATATTGGTATTATCGTTAAGTCTGAAGAAGCTTATGAGGCGCACGCAAAAAAACTAGGCAAAAATGCTAGCAATTTAACTGACTCTGAAAGAAAACAAGCTTTTTTAAATGCCACATTAGAGGCGGCAAGAAATAAATTGGCAACAGTAGGTGATGAACAGCTTACAGCAAGCGATAGCTTAAATAAATTTTCTGCATCTATGCAAAATTTAGGAGATAGAATAGGAGAGGTTGTTTTACCAGCTTTAGCTTCTATGGCAGAATTTCTTTCTAAAATAGCAGATAGCTTTAATTCTACTAAAATTAAATCTTTTACTGTGGCAGCAACCGCCTTAGTTCCAATTATTGCTGCGCTTGGAATTAAGTTTAAAATATTAGCTTTTTCTGCAAAAGCTTTTGTAAAAATTCTTTTAATACCCGCCGTTGTAACAGCTGTTACTTTTTTAGGAAACTCAATTAATTCTTTGGCTCAAAAGTTTGGATTTTTTAAAGACAAGCAGGAAGAAGCAACAAAAGCGGTTTTTAGCTTAACAGGGGCGATAGAAAGGCAGGTTATTAATACTAAGATTTTGACTATGGCGGAACTTGAGTATACGTTAGCTGCAAAAAAAGCAGAACTTGCAAACGCTAATAAATTAGCTCTATCGGGGGCGTACGGGGATTCTTTAAACAATGAAATTAAAGAATTAGAAAATCAAATTATTACAAACGGACTTTGGCTAAAAAGTTATGAAAGTATGAGAGCTGCTCAAGAAGATTTTGATAAAATGTATGAAAAAACAAATGAAGCTAAAAAAGCGGCTTTAGTGGAAGATATAAAAGCTCTTCAAATTTTAATAGACAATGGGATTAATATAGAGAATAATACTGTTCTTTTAAATAAGCTAAAAAACGAGCTGCAAAACCTTAACCCTGTCAATTCTGTAACTATTAGCCAATTTAGTGCCTTAACTAGTGCGATGGCTCAAGCTGCTCTTGCTGGAGAACATATGGGTAGAGCTGTTGAAAATGCTCTAAAAAGAGTTGCGGCGCAATTTGCAGCGCAATCCGTTCTTTTTGGAATTTTAAAATTATTTGGAATAGGTATTCCAGCTCCAACTTTATTTGGTTTTAATCCGTTTGGACATCAAGGGGGTCAAGTTCAAGGTTACGCTACAGGTGGGGTAGTACCCCCTCCAGGTATTCCAAGTTATGCTACAGGTGGGGGAGTAGACAATGTGCCTGCTATGTTGCAAGAGGGCGAGTATGTAATGAGAAGAAGCGCAGTAGAATCTATAGGGATTGAGAACTTAAATAGAATGAACAGAACAGGTCAAGCATCAGGGGGAGTAAATATTAATTTTACAGGAAATGTTTTAAGTAGGGATTTTATAGAGGATGAGGCTGTTCCTTTAATTAAAAATGCTCTTAGAAAAGGTGGAGATTTAGGTTTAGCTTAATGATAGAACTTCCACAAAGATTTCAAAACGACATACAAGGTAAAGACACCTATTTAGTGCCTCTTGTGGTTATTAATGAGAGTATTTACTTGTCTACAGGTAAAGTAACATTAGGTAATCAGTATTATGACCCACTAATTAAATCACTTGGGAACATAAAAGAATCTATAGATATATTTGAAAAGAAGTTTAAAGTATCATCTGTAAGTATGGATTTCTTTAATTACGAATACAATAATAAAAGATTGTTAGATAGGTTTTTTGAAAATGAAATAATAAATGCTTCTGTAGATGTTTATTATAAATCTCAATCAGCTTTATCTTTAAATGATTGTATAAAAATATATACAGGCTATGTAAAAGAAATAGTAGAACGCTCTGATTTTGTGGGACTTGAGATAGAAGATAGGACAGAGCAAGTTCTTGGCAAGAAAGTTCCATACAACTTTACCAAAACTGCTGACTTACCTGAAGAGCAAAGAAATAAGCCTATTCCAATAGTATATGGACAGGTTGATAGATGTCCTTTAGTTTATTTAGACAATGATAATTTAGATAATGCTAGCACATACAAATTAAGTGCTGATGATTTTGATATAGTAAATATAGATGATTTAAAGGTATTTACAGGCGAGGCTTATTTGTCTGCGCCTCAAGAATCATTTTTGCAGAATCAAATTGACGATGGTATCTTTGGGGGTGCTTTAGATTTGCAGTCAGCTGTACTCCAAGACCAATGGGTCATACAAAATAATTCATTTATTATACAAAAAAGCATTATTCCTTCTGAAGATGTTAATGTAGATAATAGCACCAATGTATCAAACTTACAAAGCGCTTTGCCAGCATACAACTATATAGAAGTTTTACAAACTTATAAACCTAGATTTATCGGTGGAAAATATAAGGTTTATCAGGTAGATGTGGGAGATGCTAATTTTGATATTTTTGAGCACCAACTAAGCCCTTCAGTAGACAGCGAGGGGAATTTTGCTAAAAGTGGAGACTTTCCATTTTATGTTAAGGTAAATGATTTTTCTGATAGAGAGGTTAAGCACCAAATGACTGCTTACTCTGATATAAATGACTATAATAGTAGTACATATTACGCTGATTTTGCCCCAGTAGCATTAAGAGGGTATAATGGCTATAATTTTGAAGTAGATAATTTTTGTAATTCATCAGACGTATTAAAAGAACATAATGGGGTTAGCATTTTTTCTTTATCTTGGATTGATTACGATTTTCACATAAAGTATAATGGAATATACAAAGGGGGAGATAGTTTTGTAACCCCTGTTTTTAATTTTAATTTTGGGGGCGGGTCAACCGCAGGCGAATGTAGAGCTTTGTTTAGTTTCTCAGCCAGCGGTGGTCAACACATTTTTCCTAATCTTGAAGTGGCAGAAGGTAGTATAGGGGAAAGCGACCTAGTATATGAACCTCAAGAAATTGAATCTATTAGCGGCAAAAATGATGGCACCAACTCTTTTGACGTAACTCCGCAAACTTTTAGTAGACCTGCTAAAACTAAAAATATAGAAAATTCAAATTTCTCTATATCTACTGACCCAGCTTTTGCATCAGCCTTTGTTACTGATGACTTTGCAGCAGGATACGTTGATTTTGTAGGATTTAATGACTTAACATTAACAAAAAACGCTATATTGCAAAACTTTAATGATTTTAATTTATATGCAAATGTAATAGGTAGAGTAGATAATCAATCTTTAAGGTATACCAGCACTTCAGAACTCCAAACGCTATCAGGTATGCAAGAAGGGTTCCAGCAACCTAAAGAACAATTCCAAACAGCACCTGCAGGACAAGCTAGACCTACTAGACCTGTATCTACCGCTAAAGTTTCTATAAGAGATAAAAGAAAAATAAGAAGCAGGGGTGGCGGAAGCGGCACAGGCGGGGGAGGATATTAATGTTTAGACAATTAACTATTTGCGATGCTTTTGGGAATCAGGTTAACAAGTTTAATCCTCAAAATTTATTTTTAAAATATGAGTTAGACCAAGAGCATACATCAGAGCAAGGGGTAGTGCAAGGAATCTCAAATAATCAATCTGCAAGCTATGAGTATGGCACTAATACATTTTATATAAGCAATATTATTTTTAGTTTAGGAAGTGGTACTGGAAACGACGATTGGAGTTTATATGAGGGGCAATATGATAACAATGGGGATGCAAATAGCATAACAGGGTATGCTAGTGACGGGACTCTTTCTGTGTCTACCTATGGAGGTTCTGTGAACCATAGACAATTACCTTATTATTATCATTGGGATAAGGAATCTTCTGTAGGGGCAAATACGCCTTCAACTAATTCTATATTCCTACCACAATCCAGAATAAGCGTGTTAGAAACAAACTCTTCAGGCATAGTTTCAGTATTAATTAATATAAAGCAACAAGACTGGGGAGGACTGTTTACTAATGAGGGAATATCTTGGGAAACGCACAAGTTTAATTCTTCTATTGTGGCAAATGGTTATAATTTAGAAACAGGCTCTTATGGTGATTGCGCTTTAGCTATTACAAATGGATTAGGATGGGAGGGGTGCGAGTACCCTAGCTGGTCATCTGCCGAAACATTATTTATACCGTATGATTTATTGGAAGGAAAAGATATTGCTTTTGGATTGCAAATGTCTATTGGGACAGAGATTGACCCTAACGACACATATATTACCAGTTCAGGCTATAATGCTTCATTTTCTGAAGCAGCTTTTTCATCCCCTTTTTCCCAGCAAAATATAGGATTAATTCCATACCTACAGTTCTCCAAGTTTGATGAGGTTGGTTTGTCGGATATATATGTATCTCAGCAAGATGTTACTTTAAATCAATCAATTAATACTGACGAGCAAGCATCAGGAACGTACAGATTTTCTGTAGAAAATTTTGAAGGTCAGGTTACTGTTTGTGTTTTTGATAATAGCGATATTGGTACGCCTGAATACGCTTCTATAGTTGGCTCTACATTAATAAACACAAGTTATAATGAGATAGACGATATGGCTAATTATGGAATTGTTGATTTTGTAGGAGGCGAGGGTTTTGGTAAATCCTTAGAAATCTCAGAAGGTCTAGTGTATCAACTTGATTTTAATTACCAACCTACAGGGCAAATAGGCTCAGATAGTTTTACATTTTATGTAATTTTAAATAGCTTATCAAGTACATTACCAGAATCTTACCAAGAAGACTTTGATTTATTAGAGCCTTATCAAAAGATTTTATTTGGCGGAACATCATCAATAAATGTTAATTACCAAGGCTTTGAACTGGCAGAGGAAGAGTATGTTCCAGACGAAAATGGGACAATTATAGAGAACCCTTCTGATGTTATGTTTCATTTAGCAGAGCAAGAGCTTGGATATAATCAAGATGTTAATGTAGATAAAATAGTAAATGCAAGAAACAACCAATTTGATTTTAAATTAGGATTTTCAGTTAATGAAGAAATAGAGGGTAAAAACCTATTTCAAGAAATAGCACAATCATCTAAATGCGTCCCTACTTTTAATAATGGTATGTTTTCATTTGCATATATACAGGATACTTATACTAAAGATGAAGAACTGGATAAAGAACCTATATTTACTATAAACGAGCAAGATGTTATTAAATACTCTTTTTCAAGAACATCTGTAGATAAGCTATATACTAAAGTAAATGTAAAATATAAATATGATTATGGGTTAGATAATTATTTAGAAAGCGTTACTAGGACTGCTTATAATCCAGATGTAAGCGTGTATTCTTCTGACGAAATACTTATGGGGGGTGCTTACGGGATAACTGGCAGGTCAGGAGATATAGATGAGTTTAATCGACTTAATTACTATGGTCTTAAATTTAATAAAGAGCTTAATTCCTTTGACCATCAAGACACTATGCTTACATTAGAGAATAAATACATAAGAGATAAGTATACTGCTGAAAAATTAGCAGAGCATTTAGTGTATTTACATATGAATGTGCATAATGTTATAGAGCTAACATTACCTTTAAAATATTACAATTTAGAAATAGGCGATTTGTGTGATTTTAATGAGATGATTTTAGGTAAAAAGATATATGGTGAAAATTATGTTTTATCAGAAGCTGATGATATTCCAATAAGATGTGGGCAATATATACTACCATTATTTATGGTTACTAACATAACAAAAACAATTAAAAATGTTAAAATTAATCTTCTGCAAATGCACCACAATTCAGACTCTGATTTAATTTGGGATAATGTCGAATACCCAAGCTATTCAGTTCAGTATAATGATAATATTTTGCCAGGAGATGTTGATGGGGATGGAGAGGTAACTGTTCTTGATATTATTCAAGTTGTCAGTCATATTACAGGAACAGATGTAATACAGATAACAGAATATGCCGACGCTAATCAAGATGGAGTTATTGATGTTTTGGATATTGTAAGTATGGTAAATAGTATTGTAGGAGAATAATGGCACAAGAATTTAGAGATACATTAGGAATAAGACAATTAGCACCAGCTACAAATCTT